GTATCAACCATGGCAGTAACGATTAATAGAGACATGGATCAGGGTACAAACTTCTCTTTCTCTCACACGGTGAAAGGAGATGGAGGTACTGCAACTGATATTTTTTCGGGACATACTGCATATGCACAGATGAGAAAATTTTATACTTCTTCATCTGCAATAACCCTAACTACATCGATCACAGGATCTACAGGAAATATAAATGTTTCTTTGGGTGCAACTGCATCGGCTGCTGTGAAGGCAGGAGTTTATTTCTATGATTTGGAATTGCATTCGAATGGCAGTAGAACTGTCCAAAGATTGGTTCAGGGAATGATTACGGTTTATCCAGAAATCACAAAAATTCCTTGACATCCAAAGGTGAGTGGATATCATTCACCTAAATACATCACACACCCCGTTTATTATGGAGATTGATATGAGTGAAACAATGACAATCGATACTGCTACCGCTCCCGTTGCAATTCCACAAACAGTAATTGCCCCGAGCAATGAAAACAAAGTAAAAACAATTACGCTCTGCATGATCGTAAAGGATGAGGCTCGTGTTATTGAGCGTTGTCTTTCTTCTGTTTTGCCTCTTATCGACAGATGGCTCATTGTAGACACGGGTTCTACCGATGGTACGCAACAGAAGATCAAAGATTTCTTTGATCGTAATGGTATCGAAGGTGAACTGCATCAGAGCACATGGCAGAATTTCGGACATAACCGTTCCGAAGCACTTCAACTCGCACAGAAGACAGATACCGATTATGCATTCATGATCGATGCAGATGAGATTCTTGTGTTTGAGCCAGGATTTGATCCTGTAAAGTTTAAGGAATCCCTCAACGCAGAACTCTACAATATTTTTGCTCAATTCGGACAGACTCGTTATCACCGTCCGCAGATGACAAGCAATAAGAAGCCATTCTACTACCGTGGAATTCTTCATGAGTATGTCGATTGCCATGAGCCAATTGCAACTCGTGATTTTGCCCGTGGATTCATGAACACTCCAATTCAGGATGGTGCACGATCAAGCGATCCTGAAAAGTATCAAAAGGATGCTGTTCGATTCGAAGAGGCTATCGCATCAGGAACCGTAGAAGAAAAAGATTTCAATCGATACCATTTCTACCTTGCACAGTCATACCGTGACTCGCAGCAATGGGAGAAGGCTCTTGAATTGTATCTGAAGAGAGCAGACTTAGGTGGATGGAATGAAGAAGTATTCTATAGCCTGTATCAGGCAGGTAGAATCATGGAGATCATGGAGAAGCCTGTTGACAACATTCTACAGTTGTACTTTAGAGCATATCAGGCGGCTCCGTGGAGAGCCGAGAGCCTTTGGGCTGCTGCTCGTCTCTGCCGTGCATTCTCTCGTTTCGATCAGGGCTACCGCTTCGCCAAGCAGGGGCTAAAGATTCGTTATCCCGAAGGTGCACTGTTCGTAGGACAAGGAATCTATGAGTGGGCAATGCTCGATGAGTTTTCAATTGCATCCTTTTGGACGGAACACTACCGCGAATCCCGTATTGCAAGCATGCAGTTGCTGAAGGACGGGAAATATCCTGCCGATCAAAAAGAGCGTATCGAAGCGAATTTGAAGTTTGCCACAGATGCACTCGTTGAGGGCAATTGATCTACGCTAAATAGTGGAAGCATAACTACTAAAGGTAGGAACTCCATTAATGGCATATAGTGCAATCCCTCTTGTCGGCGGCGGTGGTGGCGGCGATGGTCGCAGAATCCTCAACACATGGAATGTTCCTGCGGGACATCCGTTTGTGGCAGGATCTGTGGTCATTTACACAGGTGGTGCAACAGGATTTCAACTCGCAATTGCAGATGACTTAGATACTGCACAAACTGTTGGTATTGTTGAATCTTTTACATCTACAACAGCAACAGTCATCTATCAGGGAGAGATTGATTTTGTCGGTGCTCTTCCGATAGATGATACTGCTACATCACTCACCGCAGGTACGGTCTATTACCTATCGCCAACAAATTTAGGAAATCTAAGCCCGAATCGACCATATGATGGAGCGTCATATATTCAGGGTGTCCTTGTTGCAACGGCTGCTAAGAGTGGTTTTGTTATTAATTCCTTACCACAGGCACCGACTACGGCATCCCTGTTTACTCCTGTTGGATCGATTATTCCATGGGCAGGATCTTTTAATACTGTTCCCGAGACATGGCGTATTTGCGATGGTGCAGCAGTTCGTAAGTCGGGAAATAATCCGATTGACAATGTTAACTATTCGACTCTGTATTCGATAATCAATGACAAATACAAAGTAACAGGCATTGCAACAAGCACAACAGGCCCTGCTGGAAATGTCAGTCGAGATGTTATTATCTCTTTCTCGGCTGAAGGGCATGAAGACTATGCGGGAACAACTTCTCATAGTTTGCTCAGTGCATATAACAGCGACACATACAAGGATTATAAGATTGGTTGGGGTGGAACTAATGATGTTGCGATTGGTAGTTTGACTGCCGCAAATTCAAGTACTGTTCGATTCCAATTCAAGAGTACATATCCTGGTGCAACCCCCGTTAACTTCGGTGGCGTTTCTGTTTCTTCATTGATATCGATTCAATCATTGACTGCAAATGAAGCAGTGGGATGTACTTCTGATCGATTCTTTATTCCTGATCTACGCGCACGAACTGTCTTTGGTGTTGGATACTCTTCGGGATTGACAGATCTCAAGCGAGGCGAAATTGGTGGAGATGACACACATCTGCTTGCATCTGACGAAATTCCCGATCATGATAATATAATTTACAGTGCTGATACTTTTGTTGAAGGTGCTTCAAATGTTTTGGCATTCAATACACCTGTAAATACAAGTATTGTAAATGCAACTGCACGATTGGCATCGTTCACCGCAGACAATGATCCGATTTCAATGATGCCTCCATATCTTGGAGTCAATTGGATCATTCGGCATAGGCAGTTTCAGGGGCCAGGAATTGAAATTGGCCCGCCAGGATCTCAGGGGCCGATTGGAGTAACAGGCAGTGGCAAAACAGGCTGTGGAATTTACCTGATTAGCAACACAAAAACTAATGGATGCTATTCAGTAGTCTTTGGATATACAGGAGCAGATTGCAGTGGTGCCACTTTTGGAACTACTGCATGCGATGGTACAGATGGCACGGACGGTACAAATGGTACAAATGGTACGAACGGTACAAATGGTACGAACGGTACGGATGGAGAAAATTGTATATGTCAGGCTGCTGGTAATGTTCTTCCATCATTTACAGTATATGCGGCATCAAGTTCTTCCTATAAAGATGGCATTGTAGGAAATCCGAACGAAAGTTTCCTATCGACAAAACTGTCAATGGATCCGCTGTATCCAACAGACTTTGCATATATGATGAATACCTTTCAGGCAACAAATCTTGCCCCCGAAAGTAAGGCACCGTTCTACTATCGAGATCCTGCCAATTCGGTGAATGAGTATACCTTTGCATATGGCAAGCCTCTAACGACACCAACAAATCCAAATGAGGAAATTAGTCATTCTTCTGTGTTTAATTTGTCAGTCATTAATGATTCTGCATCTTCATTTGCATCTGCATTTGATATTGTGCTGACCAATGGAGTCTATACACTTACAAAACCTTGGCACAATTATATCAGTAGAGATCTCTATATCCGTGCAGAGAACAATAGTATAGTTACACAGACTGTAAAGGGAATATCTTTCTTCCCTGTCTATACTCCCCTTGGAGCAACTAGTAGCACACAATTTACCTTACAGGTGAATATCGGTACGGGACAGTCAATGCTTGCTGCCACAGGGTGTGGCATTCGGTTCCTACCGCCTCTTTCGCTTGTTTCGGGTGTAACCTCCTCCAATGGCGTATCATCTGGATTTGACGGCATTACAAGCGGTACAGGTGGCGTAATGAATATGTTGATTGGTGGTCATGAGGTTGTTGGGATCAGTGGTCAGTATTTCAGTCTGAAGGTTAATAACGAAGGCGGTCAGGTATTCACGAATTTGCTCAACAAGACATTTACGAACTATATCAATGCTGTTGACATATATCGAGTCACTGTTCACACCACCTCGCCATCGGGGGCATTGTTTACAACTCGCAATACAAATACCTTTGTTGGCGATTGGACAGTTGGTGGTGTTGCATCAGATGGAATTGCATTCATCAACCATTCGACCACTGCTGCACTCAGTGATATAAGTATGACTCCATATATCTCAGGCGGTTCATATGGTAATACCGTAGCATTGCAGACTGATGGTGGAACTATCAAGGCTCGTGGATGTATGTTCTTGGACTATCCTGTTGCAGCACATGCATATAACGGTGGAACTATCCGTCTTGGGCATTGCACTGTATCGGGATCCTATTATGGATTTGCAGCAGATTCGGGTGCAAATGCCGATGTTGCAGGAAGTATCTTCTCGCGTTGCTCATTCCCAATTATCACAGAAGGTGCGGGATCTTTGAGTATCTCTCATGATCTGACGAATATTGGTAAGACACATATTAAGGGAAATCGATCCCCGATCTCAATTGCCAATACTTCTGCCGTTATTGGCAGTACCGATATCATCGGCCCTGGTATTCTTGCAACGAATTCAAATGTAAAAATTAGACCATTTACTCGAATTCTCAGTGATACAGGATTTACTAAGGGAACTGATGTTGGTGTAGTAAATTCTACAGAACTTAATAAGTTTGCATTCTTGGCAATCAATTCAAATGTGGATACCCCCGACATGTATGGAAGTGTTGGAATATCAGGTAGAGATCCTGTTACTTTGATATCCACTCCAAAGTTACAAGGAACAGGAAGAATACAGTCATTGAATTCTAAGTTTACATTGTCATATACCAATACAGCATTCTCGCCAATGACAGATGCTGCTGCGCTCACCGATACCTTTATAGGAAATGCACAGCAGTTGCCGATATAATAATGTTCAAACATGATAAAGACATTATCTTTCTCAATGGGTTAAAGATTCCGCTCAAGGTATTCAAGATGCTTGAGCCATCTTATCAATACCCCAAAGACCTTGTTGTCATGTTTTATGATGGAAATCGCAAAAATTACAGAACTAAGCATGGATCTTGGAGCATTGCAGGAAAATGTCCTCAGTGTGATCGCTATTTGACTCGAATCTCCGAGTTCTCAAGATTGCTTTCTCAGATAGAAACTGAAAACCTTGAGGTTATTGCAGAGGTTAATGCAGTAAGAACTCTTGCTGAACTTGACATAAAGGCTAAATATCCATTGGAGGATACTACCAATGTCGATTTGCAGCAATTCGATGATCTCAAGCCGAGCGGAATTGAAGGAATACGCTCTTAGGGCAAACGGTCATCCCGTGGTGGAAATAAACATAGCGGATGAGCAACTAGAAGATCGTCTGAATGACGGGCTACAGTTCTTCTCTGAGTACCACTTTGATGGCGTTGAAAAGGTATATTTGAAATATAGGATGTCCGAAGCAGACATTACCAATGGATATATCTCATTTGTAGCCGACAATAGAACTTCACAAACCGCAGATGGTAGTGGATTTGCAGATGCAGATGCTTTAATGACAAGTACTGATGTTGACTGTCCTGAGAGTGTTTTGTTACAGAATCTGATCGTTAGTGTTACTCGAATTTTTCCATTTTCACAGCAATCGGTTGGAATGTTCGATGTTCGGTATCAATATGCATTGAACGATCTGTATACCTTCGGAACAATTGATCTTGTCCAATATGACATGACTCAGCAATACCTCCAATTGCTCAAGCAATATCTTTCACCCGATAAGAGTATTCGATTCAATCGGGTTGCAAACCGAATGTATCTTGATTCCGATAAACGCCAATTGACTGCTGGAATGTACCTCATCATCGAGGCATATCGAATTCTTGATCCTCGGGTATATCCCGAAGTTTACAATGATCGGCTGCTGAAGAAGTATATTGTTGCTCTTGTTCGTTGGCAGTGGGGAGTAAATCTGTCCAAGTACAACGGGATCAAACTACCAGGTGATATTACGCTTGATGGGCAGTCTATGATGAAAGACTCATGGCAACAAAAAGAAGAAATCGAAAAGGAAATCATCCTAAAGGGCGAACTTCCTGTTGACTTCATCATGGGATAAGGAAATACAATGGCACTCAATCCATACATCAGAGTCAATACAAAGACATATCTTCCAGAAGAGAACCTCATGGAGGATCTCACGGTAGAAGCCATTAAGATTTATGGAAATGAGATCTATTATATTCCTAGAGATCTAGTCAAGAGAGACGATTTGTTTGGGGAATCAAAGTATTCCCGATTTACAAGTTTTAAGATGATTGAGATGTATATGGATACCACCACCGCATTTGAGGGTGGGGATACATTTACAAAATTTGGGTTTGAAATTCGCGATAGTGTCAAATTCACTGTATCCAAGAAGCGATTCAAAAGAGAAACAGGAATTGGGCGACCACTCGAAGGAGATTTGTTATATTTCCCACTGAGCAAGGGATTGTTTGAGGTTAAGTTTGTAGAGCATGAGAATCCGTTTTATCAATTGGGAAAACTATATTCATATCAAATAACATGCGAACTCTTCCAGTTTTCTGAAGAAACCTTCGATACGGGTATTCCTGAAATCGATGCAATCAATGACGAAACTGGATTCAAAGTCAATCTTAACCTCGGGGGGATTTATGGATCAGGATCTTTTGCAGAAGGCGACAGCGTATATCAATACGAGAATGGATCACTTACAGGCGCAACTGCGGGAGCGTCTGCGAGGGCGTTGGTCTACTCGTATGACTCCATCAGCAATCCGTACCGAATATCTCTATCCAATGTTGTTGGTACTTGGATCGAAGAAACAAACAAAGGAGCAACCGCCTACATAGCGAAGGCGGGTGCAAATCTGTATGCACCAATTACAAGCAAGGATGACACGATGGGCATCCTAGATGAAGCCAAGAATGAAGCAATTCAAACAGAAGCAGACACCATTTTTAACTTTGACGAGAGCAATCCGTTTGGAGATCCATAAGTCATGCTTGAATACTTCTATCATGGTACTGTTCGAAAAGTAGTTGTGGGATTTGCATCCCTATTCAATGACATACATCTTGTTCGTAATGATCAAAACGGAAATGAGATGGAACGCATTCGTGTTCCTATTGCATATGGCCCACAGCAGAAGTTCTTCCGCCGCCTAGATCGAAT